GGTCCCCACCCTAGAAGCATTAGAGGCTAGGTTGGTCTCTAAGGTCCCAACCCGGGTGGCATTGGATGTGAGATTGGTCTCTAGGACTCCGACCCTAGATGCGTTAGAGGCCAGATCTGTTTCAACGACACTCACCCGTGTAGTCGTTGTAATGAGATCATTGTTGATTGTGACTATATTAGCTTCGGCACCTGCTAAACCGGTCTCTAATGTCCCGACCCTTGCGGCATTGGAGGCCAGGTCTACCTCTAAGGTCCCGACCCTAGATGCGTTAGAGGCAAGGTCTACCTCTAAGGTCCCGACCCTAGAGGCGTTCGAGGTGAGATCCACCTCCAATGTGCCAACCCTAGAGGCATTAGAGGCTAGGTCGGTCTCTAGTGTCCCGACCCTAGAGGCGTTCGAGGTGAGATCCACCTCCAGGACCCCCACCCGGGTTGCATTGGAGGTGAGGTCAGTTTCCAAAACTTGGATCCGAGAAACATTGCTATCGAAGTTTGACAGGAGTGCGACCCCCGTGAGGGTGGTACCATCTCCGTAGTATGCGGTGGCCTCAACATTCCCGGTGACGACGAGAATATTTGACCCCACATCATCTACATAGAGGTTTGACCCCACATCTAAGGTGTGTATGGGGGAGGTATTGACGATACCGACATTGGCTTCGGTGTAGAGTCTACCGTACACGTGGACATTGACATCTTCGGAGGTGAGGGGGATGAGGGTTTTCCCATTGGCACTACTTTGGGTATAGGCGAGGATGATTTCATCGGTGGATTCTACAAACCCGATGGTGACATTTGATTCTGGTCGGGTTAGGACGAGACCCAGGTCCAGTGTTGTGTCAATCAAAGTATTGTCCTTCCCCAACTCTATGATTCCATCTCGAACCTTGAAGTTTTCACTATGGAACGAGGTCACCACCCCCTCTACGAGGACATTACCATCTACGACGAGGTCTTGGGTGATGTGGGTATTCCCAGAGACGACGAGGACATTTGACCCCACATCGTCTACGTAAAGGTTTGACCCCACATCTAAGGTGTGTATGGGTGATCCATTTGCTACACCAACATTTGATAGGGTGGTCACACTCGTTTCCGGGTTATTAAAAGATACGACGTTGGCGGTCACATTACCATTCAGTGTGGCATTTTGGAGAGAAAAATCAAAAATATCTTCAGCTACGGCACCCGAATCTGTGATTTCTTTGGTCACTTGATTAAATGTCAAAACTGTGATATTTCTATCTGTGACATCCTCCCTTAACCGCATGGGTGTCATATAGATGGCATTTGAGGTGTTTGCTTCTAGGAACTCGTCACTGGCATTAAAGACTATGGTATTATCTGCCTGTTCCTGTCTACAATTTTTACCGAAGCGGATTCTCGTAGACCTCTCCACTGTCGGTAAGTTCTTTACCATTTATATAACACTTGATTTTATTTACACGAATAATTAGTTTGCATACAAGAGACCGGCCATACCATTTTGTATACGTAGTATGTTATAGTTGACTGCGTATATGGGATCCATTATGTCTAGGGATTCGCTCATAATCTTGGCTGAGTTGAGGCGGCTAAAATTGAGAGTTCCCGTGGGCTGATAGGAGCTGGTCATGAGGCAGAAGCAATACAGGAAAAAGTCGGGTGAGGTTACAAAGTTGGTGTGATAGTAGTTCATGACGTCGATAAAGTGTGGCTGACTCCACCTATAGTTACCAACATCTAGACCGTTTATGGTGAGTTTAATTCTATTCGATGGCGAAGTTAGGGAGCTTACAACGGATGTATTTGATGATGCGAGATACTTCACCGGGTGATTGAATGTGAGTTCTTGGATTCTGTTTTGGGACGGAATATTCTTTTGAACTTGGGTGATGAGGATATCGTGGGTCTTTGTGGAAATTTGCGCACGTTCTTGATTATCCAGGTAATAATAGTTTGCAAAGCATTCTATGTTATAGGCGGACGCGTTTGGTCCCCAGTAGATGCGCAATTCTACGTTGTGATAGTTGAGGGCCACAAGGGGAATGGCGCACTGCGCACTCTCACAGAAGAAGAAGCGGAGGGGGTAAAAGTAGGAGGAAGAGCTCGTACCGGGGTGTGATCCCATGGCACTCTTAGAGACGTTTTGGGCGAATGTATCTATGGCAATTTTCTCACTGAAAATAGAATCTTGGGAATCTACGACAGATCCACCTATGAGGAGTTCAACCTTATCTACTAGGGTTCTCCAGTCGTCGATAGATTGGGCTTGACTTGAATCGTCTGCGGCGAAGTACACGTATCCGAGGAGATCCCCAGACCGTTCAAAATTTACACTGGACATTGAATTACTTTTCACTGCTCCAAGAATTGTTTGTTTTTCGATGGACTGTGAAAAGTTAGCATGTCTTTTGAATTGTGAACTAAAGAAGGATATTTCGGGGTTACCCATGATATATTCATCCTGGGCACCTATAGCAATCAATTGAACAACACCAGCGGACATGGTATACTACTCTATGGGAAGAAAATTACAGGTTGGGTTTCCTACACACAAAACGGAGGACTAAATAGTTATCTTCGATTGGATTTGGTGGTTCAATGAGAACACCATCTTGATTCCGGATATTAATTGTTAAACGACTGATGGTTCGAATTGGATTTATATACTGTGTGGCGATTGGGTAATCATCTCTGAAGCTGATGAGTCCACTGTCATCCGCCGTGACAATGCTAGCGAATGAGTTTCGCACCACACTCATAGTGGCTTGACCTGTGAGAACGTTTGAGGCTCGATCCGAGAAAATAGAGTCCAATTCTTCAATCGAAACATAGCAGTGACCTGTTCCATTGACAGGTGCAATTGTATTAATTCTCGCAGCCAAAAGTCTGGCCTGAACAACATTGTGGAGGGGTTGGTTCAAAAAACACGTAAAAGTGTTCGCCGCAGTTTGACCAATTGTATCAACTGTAATGGTATGATATTCGTAGTTGAGGTCGGGAATCATTTCAGTTGGCGACGTGATGAGAGCCATTTATAGTTAGCTTAGATTAAAGATCCACCGATTCCATCCTCGATCGCATACCCAGCATGTTCACCAACAAGTTTTTGGGCACCACAGAGTCCACCGGGTGTGAGGCTCTTGGTGTAGGGGCTGTCTTCCTTACCCGACCCTGGGACACAATCCATGCGATTTTCAAGATCGAAGAGGGACTTATCGTTCACAACCTTGATTGTGATTGGTTTGGGCTGATAACGACTTTTGCTCATGAGACCAAAAATTACGACGACATAAAATAAAATCACAATGGTGATGAGGAACTTTCGGTCAGTTTTATTGAACTGGAACATTTATAATGTATCAACATTTTTTATAAACTGCGTTAAAGGTAATTTTTTTAGTTTCTACATAAAGAGTAGATGGATGAAGAAATAATCATCGACCGCGGACAACCCAATATTATGAAATTGGATGCTGATGAACAGGCCCTGATGGATGAGATTGAAATTTCCGCCCCCCGTCCCCAGCCTGTACCTAGACCTGCTCCCTATAGACCCCAACGACCTGTGCACCAAGAACAGGAGACGATGGACGCCTTTGTAAACCCCAATAAGCAAACGGCCCCACGGCAACCTATGCAGGAGGAGGAGATTGATTACGGTGAGAATTTTTATGACGACGACGAGCCCCAAATGGGGGAGGGTCCCCAGGAAGATCAACCTTCTAAGGGGTACACCTCCGTGGACGAAGAGAAGTCTGATCTTATCAACAAGTTGGCACGCCTCGAGAAGAAGGGGTTCTCCGTGAACAAGCGCCTGAATGCCTATTCCAGTGTGGAAGAGTTGAGGGCTGAGGTTAAGAGGATCACTTACAGCATTGATGTGGAGCAATCCATTCGTTTCTCTAGACGAATGCTGGTGGCGTGTGTGACTGGCCTCGAGTTCCTCAACAAGAGGTACAACCCCTTCGAGATTCAATTGGAGGGGTGGTCTGAGTCCGTGATGGAGAATGTTGACGACTATGATGGTGTATTTGAGGAACTCTACGTCAAGTATCGCTCAAAGGTCAGCGTAGCCCCAGAGGTTAAGCTCATCATGATGTTGGGTGGTTCGGCGATGATGTTCCATCTGACCAACTCTATGTTCAAGTCGGTGATGCCCAACATGAATGATGTGATGAAGCAGAATCCAGACCTAGTCAAGAATATGATGAGTGCTGTACAGAACACGACACGAAACCCTGGGGGTCCAGCGACAGAGGCCCCAGTTGGCGGGACTGGGCAGTATGAAATGCAGGGCCCAGGTCTAGACATTTCCAGTTTGATGGGTGGTATCATGATGCCACCCCCACCNCCGATGAACACCACACCACCNACGATCCAAGAAGAGGAGGACGTCTCCGATATCATGTCAATCTCCGGTGAATCCACTGGCGGTGAAATTAAGGAAGTCAACGTCGAGGGTTCCAAGCCAAAGAGGACTAGACGAAAAAAGAAGACTGAAATTAATCTCTAAATACTATATAAATGATAGCGTACTGTCCGCTGGAGGAACTTGAACCTCCCGTCCGACAACAACCGAAAGTTGTCGAAGAACCAGAGGAGGTCCCCCCTCCAGTTGGTTACGAAGAAACTGAAATGAATTACGTCATCATGGGCTTCATTGTCGGCGTGATTGTTCTCGCCGTCTCTGATTCCATCAGGGCATAAATGTAATAAATCTACCGAGGGGTTTTCCCCTAAAGTAAATTTAGTAATTGAATGTTGCGTGTGTAAAGGTACCACTCTTTATGCTTGTTAGTTTACCATCGGTCGATGATATGAGTTCGACAAAGATGTCAAATTTATATTTCCGCGGGGTCCCCAAATTGGTCAAAAAGAGGGGTTGAATTGTGATTGAATTTTCAGTGGTAGTTACTGAAGAACTCCACGGGTAGGCGGTTCCCACGTTTCCAAAAATATTTTTGGTACCGATTGTTATAACCGAACCTGGTGTTGTCTCGTCACTCGTACCACCATTTATTTCAAGAATTAGGGTGCTCATGTTGTCCTTGTCTTCATCATATTCTCTCAAAGAAGCTACAATTTTCGCATAGAATGCACCATTTCCAAAGTTTAGAGTCTTCGTATTATTCCCGCTTGGAGAACTCTGCACTATTACATTTGAGTACCTCTTACAAGCCACCTGCTTAGAGTTAGTGATCATACCACCACCAACATGGAGATCTGTTTGTGCGAGTGACCCCTCTAGACCGATAGCGACCTGTTCACCAAGATCGATAATTCCCTTGATAACGAGATCCCCAGAGACTTCAACGTTACTTTCTAAGAACATTTCCCCAGAATGTGGGGTAACGT